TTATTATTATATTTGTAAAATGATTATAGGTAATATAGTAACCGACATAGAAATTTCAGAAAAGAACTTTAATATTGTTAAATGTTTAGAAGATTGTAAAGATAGTTTACCTACCCTCATTATAGGTTGGAATTTAACTAAAACTACGATAGAAGAGGTATCTATAATACATAAACAAATTAATGAAAAATTATGGTGGACTTTTAACCCAACAGAAAGAAAAGTAGATTTTGAGGGGGATATAGAAAGATTTAAAGATTTATGTTATTCTTCGATAGGAAAACATCTTCACTATGTTTATATTGACCCACTCCATAGTAAAAAGAAAATTATAAAAAAAATATTAAACAAAATATATAGTTTTAATGAATGTTTTTTATATATAACACCTACTAATATGTTATATATTTATTCGGAAAACCTTATTTTCGGGGTGGNTTTAAATGTTTTAGATTTTATAGGTATTAAAAAGGATAAAATTTTAGATAAAATAGAGAAATTATCTAATTGTTTTTTAGTGAGAAATGAAATATTTAATATATGTAAGGAATTTAAAGAAAAAATTAATAACAGAGAGAAAATGATACCTTACATATATAGTAATGGAAAACAGTGTGAAGATAATGACATTAGCGTCATTTGTGAATGAGGATAAAGTTAGTAGTTTTAAGAAATACCTTAAAAAAAGATTTAATACAACAGAAGAAAAAATATTCGTTTATACATCCCCTTCTGAAAAAGAAAAAAAGATACTAACATTTAGAGTTTATTTAAGAGAAGGTAAAAAAATTAATACCCAAACGTTTTTCCCCACAACTATCATAGTACATAAAAAAGGTGAATGTTTTTATACGATTAATGCACTTAATAAATTAATTGATGAAGAAGTAGGAGAAAGAAGTGGAAATATTAATTATAAAGATTATGAAATAGATTGGGATAAACATCAGGATAAAATGTTAATAGTTAAAGATAAGGAATTAACAATTATGGATATAAAACGTAATTTTTCTTAATATTGATATATTTATATGAAAAGACATTGATATGGATAATAAAAAAGAAAATACTGAAAAAAAAGATTTAGAAACTACATTAGATGAATTCTTAAATGAAAAAGAAGAAAAAGAATGTGTTGGTGAAGAGTGTTTAATCAATGACGGAAAAGAAATTGTAGAAAGAGTAAACAAAGTTTATAAGACTACAGATGGTAGACAATTATTAATGTAAAAAAAATGGGTAAAGAAAAATTAATAAAGGAAGAGTTAAAAAGACATATGGAATTGTTGGAATATACATTCTATATGGAAGAACCAAAAGAGGAAGATGAAAATCTTTTACTGGGGGCATTAGATAGTCTAAATGAACAAGATCCGGTTCCTGGAGACGAAGAAACTATGGAAGACCCATTTGCTACCGATACAACAGGTGACACAGAAGAAACAGAAGAATCTGAAGAAACTGAAGAAACTGAAGAAGAAGTGGGTACTGACCCATTCGGTGGAGATCAGGGTATGGAGGTAGAAGATGAGTTCGCAGATGAGGCAGGAGAGGAAACAGTAGAGGTAGATGTGACGGATATTGTGGATAAAGCAGAACAAACTAGAACGGAAATAGAAGATATGACCGCAAAAATGGATGAATTATAGGTAAATTAGGTAGATTTAGAATCTCAAGTGACAGGAATGGATCAAGTAATTAACAAAATAGAAGGTTTAGAAAAAGAAATTGAAGCCAGAAACCCAACACCTGTAGAAAGATTAGAAATGAGATCAATGGATTCGTTTCCTTATAGTGTGAGTCTTACTGACTTTTGGAAAGATCAAGAAGGATATGAAGTGGGGGAAGAAAAAAAAGAAGAATTTATAATCACTAAAGGTGATGTTGATGGTTATAGTCCTACGGAAATTAAAAATTCCTTTAACTATAATAAAGATGACAACGAAAACTAAAAAAAAATTAATTAAAATTTGACTAATTAACCTATAATGTGTAAATTTATTCATTATAGGTTTTTTTGTATGTTGACTTTTACAAAACTTCTTATTATATTTAAACAATATTATTAACAAAAAAAAATTAAAAAATGACAAGTTTAGATGCAATTTTATCTCAATATGAGAAAAACACCGAAAATACTAAGACAAATAAGATATCTAATGAAGATAGATTAAAAAAGTATTTTACAGAGAAACTCCAAAAAGGAGTAAAAAACGCCACTAGAAGATTTAGAATCTTACCAGGTAAAGACGGACAGTCTCCGTTTGCTGAGGCACATTTCCATGAAAGGTTAGTAAATGGTAAATATGAAAAAATTTATTGTAATAAATTAAATGATGGTGGAGAATGTCCTTTATGTGAAGCTCGTGAAGCATTACTTATGGATGGAAGTAAAAAAGCCAAACAAATGGCTAGTGAATATTCCGCTCGTAAATACTATGTAGTGAAAGGTATTGATAGAGATAATGAAGACCATGGGGTTAAATTTTGGAGATTTAAACATAAATACACTGGTGATGGTGTTATGGATAAATTGATGCCACTTTTTAAATTAAAAGGTGATATTACTGACGCTAGAGACGGAAGAGATATTATTATTACTACAAATCGTAATGACAAAGGTTGGAGTGTAGTTACTTCTATTCAGGCAGATGATGTATCATTATTAACTAATGATAAATCCAATGCTAATGAATGGTTTTTAAATGAGGAAACATTTAAAAATGTATATTCTCAAAAACCAATGGAATATTTAGAAATAGTAGCTAAAAATATGACACCGATATGGGATTCTGAACAATCTAAATATGTGGCAGAAGAAGAAAAAGAAGAAAATGAAACTGCTTCTTTATCGGAAGAAATTTCATTTCTAAGAAATACTAACACAAATCAGAATAATGATGACAGTGGTGACGTACAATCAGATAATGATAGTAATACTGTTGAGTCTACTTCTTTAGATTCTGAGGGTGATGATGATTTACCATTTTAAAAAAAAATAGTTAACTTAATAGGTCCTCTACTTGTATTGGGCCTATTTTTATAAAAGAAAAAAAAATATGGCAAAGACACCGATTAAAAAGAAAACATCTGATTTTTCTAGTATAAGAAAAAAGTTTTCATCTAAAGAAAAATATAAAGAACAAAAATATTTTGACTTGGGTGAATCCTTTCAAAAGGCCACAGGTTTACCTGGTCCAGCAATGGGTCAAATTAATATGTTGTTAGGTCATTCAGATACGGGTAAAACAACTGCCTTAATACAAGCTGCGGTAGATGCTCAGAAAAAAGGTATTTTACCAATCTTTATTATTACTGAACAAAAGTTTAGTTTTGAACATGCAAAACAAATGGGTTTAAAAACTGAATATGTTGAAGAAATAGATGAAGAGACTGGTGAAGTAACTGGTTTTTGGGATGGATTCTTATTATATAAATTAGGTTTCGATTATATCGAACAAGCATTTGAATATGTGACTCAAGTATTAGATGGNCAAAAAAGTGGTGAGATACCTCATGATTATTTTATTTTGTTGGGACTCAATAGGTACAATACCTTGTAAGATGTAGTTTTGATGGTAAGGGGGGGTAACCAACACACTGCAAGAATTATATCAGAAAAATGGGGTATGGGTATGGCTCAAAGAATAACTTCTTCTAGAAAAGAATCTTCACCATATACTAACTCTATGATTTTTGTAAACCAACCTTGGGTAGAATTACCAGACAACGCCTTTGGGCAACCTAAAATTCAACCAAAGGGTGGTCAATCTATATACTTATCTTGTGCATTAGTATTCTTATTTGGTAATCAAAAGAATGCTGGTATATCTAAATTATCTGCAACAAATAAAGGTCGTAAAGTTAATTTTGCTATTAGGACTAAAGTGGGTATACATAAAAACCATATGAATGGTTTAGGGTATGCAGATTGTAGGATACTTGCTACCACACATGGATTTATTGAGGATGATAAGAAGTATATTGATAGTTATAAAACTGAACATAAAGATTATTGGGCAGAAGTATTTGAAACTGTAGGAGACGATGTAATAGACTTTGTAGTTGAAGATGATGAAAACTACATTGAGGCACCTGTTGATTATGCCGATCAATAATTTATTTTTTAACCTATAAGATATGTTTAGTGCTAAGACCAACTAAAAGAAAAAAAATAACCACAACTTTATTAGTAGACGGTGATTCATTATTAAAAACCGCCTATCATGGGGCTAAAACACTTTATTATAAAGATACCCATATAGGTGGAATTTTTCAGTTCTTTACTATGTTAAGGAAATGTCTAAATGAACATCGTTATGATAGAGTATTAGTGTTCTGGGACGGTAGATTTAGTGGTAGGTTACGTTATGACATTTATAAAGATTATAAGTCTAATAGAGATAAAGATTTTTATAATGAAACACCACCATCAGAACCAGAACTTTTTATTCAAAAAGAAAGGGTGATTCAATACTGTGAAGAACTTTTTATTAGGCAATATCAAGATAAAATTATTGAAGCAGATGATGGAATAGGTTATTATTGTTCCCAAGTAAAGGATAACGAAAAAATTGTAATTGTTACTAATGATAGAGACATGTTACAATTACTTGATGAAAGAGTGGGTGTGTATGTTATAAATCTCCGTAAGATTATTACAATTAATAATTACTGTGAAAATTTTAAACATCATTATAGTAATGTAAAATTATTAAAAAT